CACCACTGTTGAAGCCTTCGGCCTTCTTATCCACTTCATGACGGCTGAAGAAAGAGTACATCCGGAGTATCGTGTCTTCGGAAAGTTTCTCACCGTTTACGATTTGGTTAGCCCTTGCAAGGCCTACCCGCGTCCCACCATCGAAACCTTCAGCCTTCCAGTCAAGTGCGCGTTGCGCTGCTTCAACCATGCCAGCGTTCGGTACAAACTTCATCTCGTACGCTTTGGCTTCATCCCGCAGGGTTACCGGTGCGGCTCCCGTGTGCTGCACTGGCAGGTTGAGGAAGCTCGTAACGCTACCCGGATCGTAACCGGAACGAATCAAGATACCTGCCGCGTTGGTTGTCTCTGCCAGCGATGCACTCGTGCCAGCCTGTACGCTGATAGCTGATGGATGCAGTACGCCGGTATCTTCAGGCACGGCTTCAAGGCCGGCTATTCGCTTGGCTTCAGCCCGATCAATGATTCCCGCCTTATACAGTTTCTCGGCTCTTACCGCTTCCGCTTGCATATCGTCAGCAAGCGCCCTGACCGTTTCAAGGTCGTACATTACGTAATCGCCCTGCTGTGTTTCCGGGTATTCCGGCAGCAGGTCAGCGGTAATAGCGTCCGCAAGGGTACGCAGAAGAGGCACCATGCCGTCTTCCCATGCAGCCTGTTGGGCGGATTCATAATTACTGTAAGTCGACCGTTCGAGACCTGAACCAAGCCCCAAGACCATGGGGTTGATACCAAGGACTGAACAGATGCGCTCTTCCGGTACACGTCTCACAGAGTCTAGAGCAAGCTCGGAAGGAGTTAGGCTAACCCTGTCCATCTTGTACGCGCCGGTCATAACCACGATGCCGCCTGAGCCGTCCCCGGTAAGGTCTTCGTGCAGTTGCCGCTTGACCTGCCGGGCATCGTCCATCGACATATCAACGCTAGTCTCTTTGGCATCAGGCCCGACGATGAGCGATGGCATAGCACCGTTTGCAAGCAACCCGTATGCGGTAGTGGATGCGGTGTTATCGGTTGCAATCTCCCGCAGTACAGCGGTGAGCGGCGCTCTACCAATGCGGATGTCGCTTGGGTCTCTGCCGTACCGGATGTGGATCATGTCAGAAACCGGGATGTCAAAGGAGCGCCCGTCCGTGGTGTAGACGTAGTGCGTTAGCGGGTTGGTGCCGTTACCAACCGGCCTAACCATGTCCTGCGGCAGGAACTGCAGAGCAGTCACGGTGCCACGGGTGCTAGATCGAATCTTTCTTAGGTAAGTATTGCCAAACAATTTGAAATCTTGAATGACCCAGCCCCAGAAAAGACTACCCATTATCATCGGATCAGGTTGCGCCATGAGCTGCAATACCGGGTGGTCTTCTACCGGCTCTGCTTGTTGGCTGTCTACCGGTCGGTAGTAGCGCGGCGTGGCCTGTGGGTAGTTCCGAACGTACCAGTCAATGGCACTAGCGACAACGCCATTCAAGCCAAGGTCACCGGCTACCCTCGCCCAGTCCTTAGTACTTCCAGGGAGCGCCCGGCGTAGCAAGGTTTGCAGCTGACCAGAGCCATAGCCGGTTAGGTAGATGTCCCTAGACTGGCTGAGTGGCAACGGTAGTGCTTGTGTAGGATTAGCGGCGGCTTTACGCCCAAGGAAGCGGTCAAAGATACCCATGGCTTCAGTATCCCACAAAAAGAAAAAGCCCCCTTGCGGGGGCCTGTGTGTCTTCTCTGGGTTAGATTGTCGATATTGCGATGCGTGCCATCTTAGCGTACTCAGGTTCAAGGTCTGTTACAACTTCACCGGTCGTAACATTGACATACAACTTTGCGTTGATGATGCGTCCAGCCTTCGAGTTGCTGATGCGCTCGCCGTTCAGTGTAACGTTACGCAGTGAGCCAGTTTTGTAGCATTCAACTTCAAGACCAAGAATGTGTTGTGGCTTGAAGTAAACCCGGTGATTCGTTCCGCCCGTCCACTCCTTGCCGCCTGCCTCAACCAACCGTGTAATAAGTTCCATTGTTCTATCTCCCTGCTTGATGTCAATAATATACACCGCCCGTGTATATCTTGCAAGGGTATAGGTAGATATATTTTAGACGGCTCCCCAAGAACGCTTGGAACCGCACACCTGCCAAGCGTACGCCAGGGCATCAACCACGTCATCATGCCGCCCAACGGGGAAGCTCAGTAACTCATCTTCAAAGTATGCCGGTAGCCCTTGGCAGTGCATAACTTGGCTTTGCTCGTACCGGGCTTCCAGGGGCGCAAAGCGGGTCACTTTGTCACGGTCTGGCCGTATCCCCCGTATCGGTAACTTAGTGCGCCTTAGAAGCTCCTGCACGACAGCGGCTTGGTATTGCACCTGCTCAATGCCGATCATAGATGGATTCCACTTAGCCGCCATCATCTCGATGAACCTGAGCACAGATGCAAAGTCTGCACGTGTTCGGTTGACATCGAGAACGTATATCGTCCCGTCTTCACCACGAGATAAAGCAACCACGGCTGTATAGTCTGCCTCTGCCTTGGTACTGATAGCAAGGTCAACACCAAGGTACACCGGCAAATCTTCAGGGGCATCACCGTAGCGTAACCATTCACGCTTGATACGGGCACCAGCAGCATCGACGAACTCGGCTAAGTACTCTTGTCGAAACGCTATGCTAGGGAGTGATTCACCAGCCTTGGCTACTTCAGCTGCATCAATCCACGGGTTCGCGGTAGTCGGCATCTGCCAACTCATCCAGTCTGGATCTACAGAAGCCATAGCATGAAGTGATTTGAAGTAATTGCTACCCTTAGGCGTACTTAGGAAGAAGGCATCTCCTCGGTAGTCTGTAAGTGTTGGTCGTATGGCTTCGGTCCACGCTTGCTCTAGATGCCGTGCCATCGCTGCCTCGTCGATGATGACCCGTTTGTACTTACGACCACGGGCTACGGTTGAAGGGTCATCAAGCGTCCAATAGTCAATAGCCGCCCCGGTTATGAGTTCAATCCTTGGGGCTGGTGTTTGTACAGCCCGCCGGATGACAGGAGCATAGATTCTCTTATGATCGGCGTATGCCTCTTCAAGGAGCCTGTAGGTAGGTGCAAACCAAGCGCAGGGCAAGCCGTCAATCAATACTGGGTCAGATAAAAGATTACCGCCCAGCGTTGTCTTACCAAAGCGTCTACCGCAGGCAAGGACGTTGTACCGCTTGGCTTCCCGCAGTATGACCTGCTGGGCTTCATGCGGCCTTGGTAAGACTAGTCGAATGTCAGGCAAGGCTGGTACGCTTTCTCAGCTGCAAGGATGCGGGCTTTCGCTATCTCGATGTAGTCTGCATCCATCTCGCAACCAATGAACCGGAAGCCTTCAAGCACTGCACCGCGCCCGGTGCTACCTGATCCGGTGAAGGGGTCAAGCACGATGCCGCCGGTAGGTGTAACCATACGGCACAAGTAGCGCATCAGGTCGGTAGGCTTTACTGTCGGGTGGAAGTTGCGTGCTTGGCTGTCATTGCGTTGGTATGCGTTCTCTAGTCGCTTTTCTCTGCCGTCATGGCTGTACTGCTTTGCATCCATCATCTCGCACCCATCGTCCCGGTCATCCTTACAGGCTTTAGGCGTGTAGAAGAATCGTGCCGCTTCGCCCATGCCTTGCAGAATCTCAGCGCTTCCATCGTGCAACACGTTAGCAGGCCAGCGGCCTTCATGTTTGTATTTGGTAGTAGTCCAATCTTTGGCGTTGGCTGAAAATGTTGATTTATTTGACTTATGTATTTCAGTTAGGTCTTCTTCTCCAGTTAGTTCAATCCGGCAACCGTCTATGTTGATGGCGCCTGTACCCCACTCCTGCACGTTCTGCGCTACGGTGGCTTTGAAGGGCTTACGTGCCATCGTGATAGGCTCCATGGCTGGCTTGAGTGCTGTACCCCAGCCCTGATGTTCACCGTCTAAGTTGTGAGACTTTGGGAACCCGGAACCGTACATCCACGCTAACATATCCCGTATCTCAAACCCGGCATCTTCAATACGTACCGCCATGCGGTGTTGTGTCCTAGTACCAGCAAACGCCAGCAGGTAACCGCCGGGCTTCAGCACACGCAAGCATTCTGCCCATATCTCAGTTGATGGAACGTCATAATCCCAACGCTTGGCCATGAAGGATAAGCCGTACGGCGGATCGGTAACAACAGCATCAACCGAGCAATCCGGCATGGTGCGCAGGATGTCAAGACAGTTGCCGTGGTGAAGCTTATGCACCGGGCTTATCCGCATACTCCACTATCACCTTGACCGGGCTACCGTCTGCGCCGGTCTGCTCTACCCGGCTAGACCAGTCGGCCTTGTGCTTACGTTCAAGCCACCATGCGGCAGCTTGCCAAGTCGTGCGGGTTGCATCTTGGATGACCTGAAGGTTGCGCAGTTCCGCTTCACCTTCTGCTTTTTCTACAGCGTATGAAAAATCTGAATATTCCTTGAGCCAGTTGGCAAGTGTAGTCTGATCAATGCCAGCGGCAGCACAGGAAGCCCTGCGGGTGTTACCACCGCGCAGAGCGTCTGTGAGCTTGGCTACCGTTGCCGGTGTGTACTTGGTTGGTCTACCTGCTCCGGGTTGTGCTGCCATCTTCGTACTCCTTTTCTCTACTCATCTAGATTCTTCCTTAGCTCCGCGCTGGTAGCCCAGAGCATAGCCGCGCGTAATTTATCCTTGCTGATGCCCTGAGCCTTAGCCCTTTTTTTTACATCGTTATACAACCAGCGGTTATACAGTTCGTTGTAGACGGCCAAGCATCCAGCGCCCACCAAAGCACCAATAGCAAAAGGTATCATTTGGCAACCTCCCCGGTTCGCGGATCAAGTACAACGATGGCCCAGTCGTTAGCAAACAGGTCACCGGGTGACAATGTCAACTCTTCCATCTGCCGTACTGCTTCCCCGGTTGTGTGAACTTCAAAGGCATTCCAAAGTTCCGAGTAGCGCAAGAATACTTGCCCTCCCCAGTCCTGCCGCCATACCGCATTACCGCCACCAGCCATCAAGGCTTGTACTACATCTCCAAATCTCATCCTATTACTCCCATGGTTATCGGCAGGTATTGAGCCATCAAAGCCTTGATGTTGTCTGCTATCTCCCTATGCTCTAGTTGCGTATCTTCCTGCGTTCTCAGCTGCACGTAATGAATCCAAGAACGTATCGTGCCAGACATATACAAGGTGGTCGGACAGCAAAGCGGTAGAACCATCCTTGCCGTTTCCGCAGCAATACCGGCTTTGATAAGTTTGTTATATGTCCAGTAGCCACGAGATACGGATAGCTCAGCGTCTAAGATGACACCCTGCATCTCGGCATCCAACTCTTTCCGTTCTGGCATCGATTGTGAGCTTTGCCGGTTAGTTGTACCAGCAAGCCTCATATCCCCCAGAATGGGGTAATCGTGAACCTCTGCGTACCGTTGGGAAAACTCTTGGAAACTAAAGGAACGATGCCGCAGAATCTGCGGAGCAATAGCACGGGTGGTCTTGATTTCCACGCACATACTAGCCATTTCAAATATTGACCAGTGACCATGTTTGATGCAGTACTTTAGTAGCCCTGCCACGTCTGGGTTGTCTTGGTTGGCTGGGTTGCTGACCCTAGCGCAGTATCCGATGACCTGCTCCGCTTCCGGTGTGATCCATATAAGTTTTGTCATCCGTTGTATATCTCCCAGTCGAACGCCAAGACATCAGCGGATCCGAAAGACGCTACCCGGCTGTAGTGCCGGTTACCAGCACCATCGATGAGATACAGGCATATCTTGCCATCTACGATTTGAAGGAACCAAGCGGCAGCGTGGCGGCGTACCGTCATGCCAGCCCGCAAGCGTTCCAATGCGGAAGGAAAGCCACCGCCGGAAAGGTTCATTCGCTGAGCTTCGATGGTCTTCAACTGTTCTTCAGTTCGTTCTTTCAGCCACCGGTTGACCGTGGTGTGTTGGAAGCCTACAGCCCTTGCCGCTTCGTGGCATTTCATTCCTTCAGCTACGAGTGTTTCGTATCGCTCTAACAGATGCTGCCGCTTAGCGCGGTTTGCAATCACCGATTCGTTTGGTCTACCTGCCATTATTTATCTCCTCGGCTTCCTTGGCTACACGATCAGCAAAGGCCACGTCTTTAGTAGCGGCATAAGCCATATACCAAAGTGCCTTGATGCTGTCATCGGTAGGGCTACCTTTGTGCGGGACCCGCTGTAAATACTTGATAACGTTC